GCAGAGGGGGGGGGGGCTCGCGGGGGGCGGGAGGGGGGGGCGCGCGGTTCTCGCGCGTTTCCGGCGCGGGGCCGGGAACGGGGGTATTTTACCACAGACGGCCGGGGTTTGCAACGGGGAAATGAGGCTGCGTGCGGCCTGCCTGCCGCTTCAAAAAAATTGCGCGTCTTTTCCAAAAAACGATTGACAAAGTGACGGGCCTATGCTATGATAATAAACGCCGCTTGAGCGGCAAGTGACGCGGGGTGGAGCAGTTTGGTAGCTCGTCGGGCTCATAACCCGAAGGTCGAGGGTTCAAGTCCCTCCCCCGCAACCAGTATGGCGGCGTAGCTCAGTTGGCTAGAGCATTCGGTTCATACCCGGAGTGTCACTGGTTCGAATCCAGTCGCCGCTACCACAAACCCTGTGAGGCATACCTCACAGGGTTTTTTCGACGTGCGGGCTTCCGGGACAGCCTGGCAACCCCTTTCGGGAAGTCCGGCGGGCCGCCCCCTTCAAAGGGCATGCGTATCGCCCGGCTCCGGGCGGGCGGGGCGTTTGCACACCCGGCCAAAGCATCCGGCAAAAATAGGCCCGCGCACCCGGCTGCATGCTAAAACCCGCAAAGCGCAAGGCTTTGCGGGTTTTGGTGGTACGCCCGGTGCGGTTCGAACGCATGGCCTTCAGAGTCGGAGGCAAAAGTTCATAATCGTTAATCACTTGTATTACAACGATTTTATATTGATTTCATCAATCTGACTACCGTTTTGACTACTTGACGCGCAAAAACGCTCAAGAGATGCGACGGAGCGAAACATCCTCGTCGGGGTGACATGGTCATAGACGCGGAGGATCATGTCTTTGTCCGCATGCCCCATCCACATCATGGCGATCTTCAAATCTATTCCGGCGTCGCGCAACATCGTGCAATAGCTGTGACGCAGATCGTGTGGGCGAATAGACACGGAGTGCCCAGCCGCGACGCTCAGCGCATGCATATAGCTGTTCCACGCGCGCCGAAATGCAGTATCCGAGCACATTTTACCATGCGCTGAGGGTAAGAGCAAGCCGTGCTGCCCGCTTAGCTCATCCCGGAGCAAAGTGACCAGAGGGACATCGCGCTCCCCCGCTTCCGTCTTTGGTGTGTCGAGGATCGGCTGATTGCTGTCAAAGCGAACTGCAGTGTGAACGTGGATTTGATTTGTTTTCAAATCCACATCGCGATCAATGTCAATGGCCAAGGCTTCGCCGCGACGGAGGCCGGCGTAGAGCATGACCAACGCGGCCAGCCGGACACGATGAGGCGTAGACAGTATAAGGGCGCGTTCGTCGTCCGTTATAGCGCGATGGGTCCCGACAGTGCCCTTGTGAGGCCGGGCCGTTTCGTGCTTGCAGGGGTTGCGGAGGATGTACCCATCCGCCACGGCGCTCTCAAAAAGCGCGGTAAACAGCACGCTGCTTCTTCTGATCGTCGAATCAGAGTAGCCCAAATAGGCGGAAAACACTCTTTTTATATCGGACGGCGTAACCGTAGAAAGTAATTTTTCGCCGATAAGCCGGCACATCTTTTCGATCTGCTTGGCATAGTCGTTATAGGTCTTTTGACTGACGCTGGCGCGATGCACAGGCAGCCATTGCGCCGCGTACTCGATCAATGTAACGGGTTTCTCGACCAGCCCCGTCTTCTCGTTTCGCTTGTACGCCTCGCGGGCTGCAAGCGCTTCGGACTGCGTTGAGCCGTAGAAAAACTTCCCCTTGTATTTGCAGGCATAGCGACCATCCGGGCGCTGCTTAAGGGTTTGGCGGGGCATGGGAAGGCCTCCTGAAAGATACTAGGATAAAATCAAGTAATATCCGTTTCTTCTTCCGGGTCAATATCCAGTGAATCCTCTATGCTGCTGAGCGGATGGTCAAGCGAAAGGCTTAGCCGGTATTGCTCGGCAACCATTGTCCGATTAAAAGGAGCTGTTGGATCGATCGAAGAAACCAGAGCCTCCAATTCTTCCAGCGAAACATCAAAAAATTCTTTTCGGCGATTCACTTTATTCACGCGTTTTGCATCAAGCCGGGTGTGCAATTCATGCTCCAGAGACACTGCATCCTGAGAGAAGATCAGGCTATGAATGTCATATGGAAAAGGAACGCTGGCATTGCCAAGCTCGTTTACGCGGTCTTCGGGTTCCAGACGCCGGGTCATGCCAATTTTAAATACATGATCGCCAAAGGCTCCCATGTTGCTGATAACATACACTGTGCCGGCCTTCCCGTTTTGAAGGTTGATGATTTCTTCTCTCTTTCCCTCGAGCTCCGACAGATGTTCGCGTACTTCGGACAGCTGATTGGTGATCAACTGGCTTTGAGCTTCACTGGCTTGCGCAAGCTGGGCTTTCAGGCGCTCGATTTCAGCCAGATACTTCTTTTCTTCACTTTCAACTTTCTTGCGTTGCTGCTCAAGCAGCTTCCTTTCAGCGGCTTCCTGACGCATCTGCTCGCGGATGGCACGCTGTTCTTCTTTTGCGCGTTCTCTCCGGACAAAATACTCATATTCCAGCTTTACAGCGTTGATATACAGGTACTCGATCTGACCGGTAAATTTCATCAAAGTGGGGGCGATCGTTTGATTTCCGTCAGCTATAATCGCGTAGTACTCGGATGTGATCTTTTTGACTTTTGAAATGGCAGCATCAAGTTTATTGAATGACAGGGATTTCATGATAACGTCAAGTTCCGCGCTAAGAGCCAGAACCATCAGTTTATAAAGCATTGCATAGGCTTTTGTGGTATAACGTGCCTGATATTCGGTATAAAGAGATTTGATTTGTTTTTCGACGGCGCGATACTGAGCACGAAGATCTTTCATTGTGAGACAGTTCAGATCCTGGGCCGGAGGGACTAGTTCCTCCATATTGTGTATCAGCTGTTCCATTGCCTGCGGATTGTAACCATCTTTAAACTCCGACAGAGCATATTTGGCGCTTAACAATAGATTTGACATTTTCGCAACGCGTGCTGAAAGCTTGTTTTCATCACCCTGCAATTTTTCGTAGGACTGGTTAAGAGAAGCGATATGTTCCTTGAGTTCTTCGGCCCTGCGAAAAAGCGGTTCCGTTTTTTCGGCGGCCTGCTTTTCCGCTCTGGAAATAGCCTGAGCAAGCAAAGCTTCCTCGTTTTCACGGCGGGATTTCAGCTGATTGATCTTTTCCTGAAGATCAGCGACCTGTTTTTGATAGGCAGCCAGCTCGCAGGCTTTACAAAGCCCGTCATGGTTTGTTTTCAAAAACAGACCATGTTTACCGCAAACATTGCACTTTCCCATGGCAATTGCTCCTTGCTTTTATTTGCGCTGGTTTTCAAGCTTCTTCTTTATCCTCAGCTTCTTTTGCCGATATTTTTCATCTTCCAGACCGTGCTCCTTTGCATGGCGGATAGCCATATCGCAGTATATCAGGGCGTTTTCATAGTCCTGTGCATGAAGATGGATCATGATCAGGCGATCAAAAGCGGGTATATTGCCGTCAAATCCGTATTTCATCGTGTGATTATGATCGCGAAGCATTTCTTTATCCGGTGCGCCGACATTGACCGTATATTCGTGGAAAAAGGCTTCCGCTTCGTCCCTCTCCTGCTGGTCCAGCAACGGCAGCTCCGCAATATCTTCTTTGCAAAGAGCAATGCACTTTTCGAGCCACTGCGGTTCAGCCCGATATTTATAATAAAATGAAATGAGCGGTATGCGTGCAAAATGCCGGGCTTTCGGCTGGGTCTGTTCCTGATATTCGGCCAGCAGCTCCCGCTCTTTTTCCTCATCGAAAACGGGGGTTTCCTTGGCAGGCGCATCAAGAGTTTGCATATCCGTATCGCCAAGTGATGCCGCAAGCCTGTCCACTTCATGCGCCGAATCGGGTTCCATGCGGGATTGAAAGGCTTTAAGGTTATCTATGGCTGCTGAAAGCTTGCGCATGCGGGCCTGTGGAGACTTGAGATTGCATGCAGCGCGTGTATTTGATTCCCACGCGCGTGCAATCATATTCATTTCACAGGTCGCCTTTTCCGAAAGCAGTGAGGAAAGCGTAACGGAAGGCAACGGCTCATGATAGACGGCGAAGCGCTCCAGATGGGTGAGCTTTTGCAGGGCGTCCACATAAAGATCATAGTTTTCAAAGTATTTCTGCGGATCTGTACAGGCATTGACCCAATGGCGCGCATTTCCGGCCCGCTCAAACAGCCGGTCGGAAAAATAACCGACTTTGGTTGCCGCTTCCCTCAGAGACATGTCCCTCTTTCCATCGTCATGAGAGAAATAATGATATTCAGTAAAAGCGCTTTCGCCTTCCTCGGATGCAAGGTTATAGAGAAGCATGCGCAACTCCGGTGGCACATTGTTCTGCTTTAACGGAATGCGGGAAACCATAGGCATGGAAACATCTACTGTGAATTCCTGACGGGGCTGAACGGGTTTGGGCACAGCAGCAGCCCGTCTTTTTTCCGCAAGCATGGCTGCGCATTGCGGACATAGTCCCTGGGCGTCAAGTCGCAGAAACAGGCCCCTGCGGCCGCATTGCTTGCACTTTGCCATAAGAGAAAGCCCCCTTCTTGCTCACACGATCGCCGTTTTGTAATACGCTATAGCCCTTTGCATAAATTCGCAGGACACATCGAAAAGCTCTGCCAGATCCCACACCTCTGTGACGCCATGGCGGACGGCCTGCATGAGCCGGCCATAGGGCACGAGCCTGGCAAAAGCCCATTTATCCGCGCGGCGCTCGGCCTTTGCGCGGATATCATATTTCGAGTAGCGGTTGTAGAAGCCGCCGTATTCGCAGTGGCCCAGCTCATGGGCGAGGGCTTCACGCTCCTGCTGCACGTTCAGGCGTTGGTCGATGGCAATGTAGCAGCGTTTATTCGTTTGAAGACTGAAGGAGGGCGTTTCGGTCAGGCTTTCGCATACGACAACATGACCGCGCCTTTCAGCGATGCCATACAGATCATCGTTTGTGACCAAGCTCCTCACGCTCCTCGCGCATCTTCACGAATTGGGCAAATCGCTTGACTTCTTCGAATTGAGCGTCGGTAATTTCTGCATCGCCACCGAAAAGGGCGAATTTGATATCCTCATCACGGATGACGGGATGTTCTGGTTGGGATTCACCCATTAGGTCGGATACGGTGGTGCCGAGCAACTCGGCTATTTGAGGTATTAGGCTGATGTCCGGCGTTGTTCTTCCATTTTCCCATTGACTAACGGCGCTCGGCGTTACTTGAAGCATTTTTGCAAATTCTTTTTGCCGTATGCCTAACTTTTTTCGTAGATATGCGATTCTTTTGCAGTTCATCACCGTCGCCTCCTGTTTGTTTTGATTCAATTATATAGTGACACTAAATTATTTTCAATTATATTTAGCATTACTATTGACAATGCAAAATAATTAAGTATAATTAAGTTATGCTTGATTCATGGAGGTGAGTCCCGCAATGATAGATATCGCAGCTTTGAGAAAAAAACTCGGAATGAGCGCGGTCGAGCTTGCTGCGGCTATTGATGTTACACCTGGATTTATAAGTCAAGTTGAAAATGGAAAGTCCGGCGTTTCTACCGACACCGCAGCCAAGCTCGCCCGCGCCCTTGGATGCACCATAGACGAGCTGCTGGGGGAAACGATAGACCCTGACCAACCCGTAAGGAGGTGAAACCATGCCGGAAAAACTGCTGCGGCCGGCTGATGTGGCCGAGCTGCTGGGGGTGAGCTACGACTGCGCCTGCATGCTAATGAAAAGCATGCGGTGCATCAACTTGACCCAGAAACCAGGCGCGGTGCGCCCAAGGCTGGCAGTGACAATGAGCGAAATCGATCGCTGGCAGAAAGCGCGCACGCAGAATCCGGATGCTTACTGGGCGTATCCCGCATCACCCGTCAAGGGGAAGGGAGGGAAAGCGAAAAACAACGTGGTGGAATATGACCCAAACCTGTTCGAGCGCGACAAGGACGGGAATTTGAGACTCAAACGAAAACGGGCATAGAAAGGAGAGGCAGACAGATGTACATCATCGAGTACCAGCCGCCCACGGCGGTGAACCGCTGGCGGCACAGGCGGTGCATCCGGCACATGGCCGAGAGGGTCATACCGCGGAGCTATGAGTGGGTCATGCTGGTGGTGGCTGCCCTGATATGGGCAGTGTTGGCGGTGCTGTTCGTTGGGTGGTGGACGGTATGACAAGCGAGCTGAAAGTCTACTTCTACGCATGCTATGACGAAGCTGACGGGAAGGCATACAGCGGGCTGACGATCGGCCTGTGTGCAGCAAGCGTGCGTGAGGATGTGCGAAAGAACTTCCGTCGTCCGAAATACATCAGCATTCACCGCGTGCCGGAGCTGGCGGTGACTGAGGATGGAGACGGAAGGGAATACATCATTCCACAGAAAAAAGCCCCGCAGGGGACGCGGGGCCGATGAACATCAAGATCGGCTGTCGGCCTTCATGTTCTCTTACAGTTTAACACACAAAAGGGGGATTGGCAATGGCTTACCGTCGCTGCGAGGTTTGCGGCGCATACCTTGATCCGGCCGAAAAATGCGATTGTGGAGGTATTGCGCCTGCCGTGCCTGTTCCTGCGCCCGCCCGGCAGCGCCGCGAAAAGTCCGGGGCCATACCAAAGCGCCGCAGACCGCGCCTTCATAAGCTGGACCCCGACCACGCATGGCTGGCGTTTGATTCAAAATAACGGAGGAACACCCATGAAACACATTCAAATCGACGAGCTTCACATTATCGGTTTCAAGGGCATCAAAGACCTCGTCCTCTCCTTCGGCGGCCACAGCGCCGTGATCTCCGGGCGCAACGGAACGGGCAAGACCAGCGTGTATGACGCTTTCCTCTGGCTGCTGTTCGGCAAGGTGAGCGACGGAAGCAAGGCGGATGTAAAGCCCTTGACCGCCCATGGCGCCCGCAGGAGCGGCGTGGACTGCGAGGTGAGCGCCCGCCTTCTCGTGGATGGAACGCCTGTGCGCCTTCGCCGGCAATGGCACGAAATCTGGAAGAAACCCGCCGGCGGGGGCGAAGCGGTCTATGACCGGGACGAAACCCTGTGCTGGGTGGATGATGTGCCCGTGAAGCTGGAAAAGGAGTACCAGCCCTATGTGCAGGCGATGGTGGGCGGCGACGAAAAGACGTTTCAGTTGCTGACAGACCACGGCGCATTTCTGCGCCTGCACTGGACGGAACGGCGCAGGCAACTGATGGCCATGGCGGGCGGCGATCCGGAGAGCGAGCTGCTGGGACGTACGGAATTTACGAAGGTAGCGGAGCTGCTTGACGGATGCAAACCCGAAGAGGCCAAAAAGCGCCTGATGGACCGCCGCAAGCGCCTGAGCAGCGAGCTTTCGCAGCTCCCGGCACGCATGGATGAACTGGAACGGACGCTGAGCCCTGTTGCCGGGGAGGAGCTGTCACATGCCCGGGAGCAGCTTGCGCAGCTGGAGGAAAACATCGCCGCCGTTGATGCGGAGATTGCAAACGGCCAGGGGGCCGCCGGCCGGCTGAATGAGCTGCTTCGCCGGAAGAGTGCGGCGGCAAGGCGCGTTGCGGAGATTGCCTCCGGGGCGGCGGAGGATCATCTGCGCGCGGTGAACGAGCGCCGGGCCGTATACGACGGACTGCTTGCCCGGCAAAAGCGCATGGAGGCGGAGATGGCCGGTCTGAAACAGAGGCTGGATGACCGGTATACCCGCATAGCGGAACGCGAGAGCCAGCGCAGGGACCTGCTTGCCCGCTACCATGAGATCGAAGATCGCTCTGTGCCTTCCTTTGAGGCCAGCGGGGTTTGCGAGGCCTGCGGACAGGCGTTGCCCCCGGAGCGGGTGGAGGCAGCGCTGGAAAAGATGCGTGCCTGCTGGGAACAGCAGCGCGAGGCCGAACTGCGGGTCATTCTGGAAAAGGGGCGTGCCTGCAAAAGGGAACTGGAAAACCTGACGAATGAAGCCGACGAACTTGTAAACCAAACAGATGTGTTGACCGGGGAAATGAGCGAGATGGCCGGGAATGTAAAGCAGGCCGAAACGGAATGGGAGGAAGCGCGAAGCGGCTCACCCAACCTTGAAGCGCAGCCGGGGTATGCGCCGGCAAAAGAGCAGCTTGACCAGATCGAACGGGAGATAGAGGCCTTCGGCACGGATACACGCCGGCAAGAGCTTCTGGACCGCAAAGCGCAATGGCAGCGGGCCTGTGCCCAGCCGCGGGCCATACTGATGCGCGCGGAGCAGAACGAGACCGTGAAAAAGCGCATGGAAGAACTGGCCGTTGAAAAGAAGCGGCTGGGAGCCGAGCTGGTAACCATCGATGGGCATATCGAACTGCTGGGCGAGTATGTGCGGGCCTGTTGCAGCGCCATGGAGGAACAGATCAACCGTCATTTCCGCTCCATCCGCTGGAAACTGTTCGACACCGCCAAAAACGGCAGCGTACAGGACTTATGCACCGCCACCGTGAACGGCGTTCCCTACGGCGGGGGCCTGAACACCGGCGCCAGCATCAATGCCGGTATCGAGATCATCCGCGCCTTGAGCGGTGTATACGACATTTCGGCGCCCTGCTTTGTGGATAACGCCGAGGCCGTCAATGCCCTTGCCCGCACCGACGGGCAGATGATCGAGCTGCGCGTGAGCGCGGAGGAGCATCTCACCATGACCACCTACACAGACGACTGAAACGGAGGCGGAACCAATGGCAGCACAACCCGGGGAAACGACCGCCGTCACACGGCGCGAGGCTACGCCCAGCGAGCGCTTTTCTCTGGCAGTAGAAAGGCAGTATATCGGCGAGATCGGCCAGCTCCAGATGACCGAGTACGACAAGACCCTTGCCCAGCACCTGTTTGTCAGGATCGATGCGGCCTTCGCCGAAATGAACGCCCGCAAGAGCGGCAACGACATTCCTGTTTCCTGGAACAACGTCAACATGCGCAAGCTGGCCATCGACGCTGTGCACCGCGTGCAGCTCGGCATTGACGCGCTGATTCCCGGCCACCTCTACCCCATCGCCTACTTTAACGGCAAAACCCAGCAGTACGATGTGGATCTGCGCATTGGCTACAAAGGCGAGCTGTACTACAAAATGCGCGCTTCCGTCAAGCCGGTTCAGGACGTGCGCATTGAGCTGGTTTACGATACGGATGAATTTACCGTGTACAAGAAGGGCGTTTCCTGCGACGTGGAGGGCTACGACTTCAGGATCACCAACCCCTTCGACCGCGGTACGCTGGTGGGCGGATTTGGCTATCTGGCCTTTGAACATGCCGGGGACAACGTGCTGGTGGTGCTCAGCAAAGCGGAAATCGAACGTTATCGCGCGTCCAGCAAGGCCGCCGGCGGCAATTTCTGGCGCGACTGGTATGAGCAGATGGCGTACAAGACCATCGTCCACCGCCTGATGGACAGGATCATCATCGACCCGGAAAAGATCAACGTAAACGCCATGGCCAGCGTGGAGGGCGATGGCTTCGATCAGCAGCAGGATGCCGCAGCGCCCGCCATGCGCGAAAGCACCCCCATGACCATTGAGTCGGAGGATGTGCCGCAGCAGCCGGCGCCCCTTCACGCCGAAGCCGGAATGGACGCATCCGCGGAGGAACCGTTCTGATGCTCCTGTCTGTCATCGCCACCGGCTCCGCCGGCAACTGCTACGCCCTGCACCACGGCGGACGCATCCTGCTGCTGGATGCCGGTGTGCAGGCGCAGAAGATCATGCGCGGTATCGATCACCGGCTGGAGGATGTGTCCGGCTGCCTCATCACCCATGAGCACATGGATCACTGCCGCGCGGTGGAATCCCTGACCGCGCTCGGTGTGGAATGCTACGGCAGCCATGGCACCCGCAAGGCGGTTCCCGGACTGCATGCCACCCGGCTGCCCATTTCCCTTGACCCGTTCGTGTGCCGCTGCTTCCCCGTCTGCCACGACGCGCTGGACCCCTGCGGCTGGCTGATTCTCAACCGCGAAACGGACGAGCGCATGGTCTACGCCACTGACTGCTGCGGGCTGTACAACACATTCCCCGGCGTGCACTACTGGCTGATCGAGTGCAACTACATGGACGAGCTGCTCAGCAGCGGCACGCCGCCCGCGCTGGCCAGACGCCTTACGACCAGTCACATGAGCCTCGCCAGGCTGCTGGAGGTATTTGCCGCCAACGACCTGACCGACTGCCGACAGATCGTGCTGTGCCACGGCAGCCGGGAACGGCTGGACCCCGATCAGGCGGTCCGGCACGTGCAGGAGGCCACCGGAAAGCCGGTGGTGGCGGCGCAGGCCGGGCGGATGTACCGGCTTGAGCTGGAGCCGTTCTGACACAGGGAAAGCAGAGCCAAGCAGCAGGCATGCTGGTTAACCGCATGGCATGGACCGCCCGGAGGGAGGAACGCGCCATGCGCCGAAAGGAGGTTCAGGAGCATCCATATGAGCGAAACCATTTCCGGCAAGATCATCGACGCGGGGCCGGAGGGACTGACCATCCGTGCCCCTTACAGCGACTGGCAGCGCTTTGTGCTTCGCAGATATGAGGACGTACAGGTGCTTTTATGCGACGGGAGACAACTAACCCCAAAGCAGAGCCGCGCGATCCACGCCATGGTACACGACATTGCCCGGTGGCAGAGCGGGTTTGCATACAGGGATCGCGTCTTTCATGAGACGCTGTGCGCCTTGCAGCTGCAATACATCATCGACACAACAGACAGCGGGGAGGTGCGCTACTCCCTGACGCAGCGGTTCTGCGATCTGATGGACATTCCCCTTTTCTCGCTTTCGCCCAAAAACGAAAACTGCGCCGATATGACCACGGCGCACGAGTTTCTTGGCTGGCTGATCGACCTGTGCGTGACCTATGACATTCCCACCAGCGGGCCGCTGACCGAACGTGCGGAGGACGTTTCCCGCTACCTGTACGCATGCCTTGCGCACAGGAGGTGCGCCGTCTGCGGACTGGCAGGAGGCCCCGCCGACCTGCACCATGTGACGCGCGTGGGAATGGGGCGAAGCCGGAAACGCATCGCACATATCGGCCTTCTGGCCGAAAGCCTGTGCCGGACGCACCATCAGGAGGCGGACCAGATCGGCCAGGCTGCCTTTGATGAAAAGTACCACATATACGGCATCCCGCTGGATGAACGGCTATGCAGGATTCACGGACTGTCGCCGCACGGCAGCGGCGCTCATACTGAAACGGAAACGCCCTCACACAAGGGCGGCTGAGCTGAAGGCACAGCGAACGAAGGGTGGCGCGCAGGGAAGCGTGTGCCCAGTGGGCACTTGCGCGAAGCGCAAAGCGCCCCGGAGCGGGGCAGCGAAACCATGAGCACGACCGAAAGGGAAGTGCGAATGATTGAGCAACCGGGGCGGGCATGCGAACTCAACACGAAGGGAGCCGGATCATGAACTACGCGCGTGAAGCTTTGGCTCTGATCGATCGGATGATAGCAAGGCCCCTGACGGCCCACGAAATCGCTTTATGGCACGCGCTGGCGGCCATCAGCGCAAGATGTGGAAAGTCGGAGGGGCTTTCGGTTCCGATGGACTTGCTGAAGGTTTACACAGGATCAAGCAAGGATTCCGTGGAGCGGGCGCGAAACGGACTGAAAACCAAGGGGCTGATCGACTGGCAGAGCCAGCGCGGCCGGAAAGCGCCGCTTTACACCATTTACAGCGTTGCGGAGCAAATAGCGGCGCAACCTGCCCCACAACATACTCCGCAACCTGCCCCGCAACATACCCCGCAACATACCCCGCAACCTGCCCCCTTATATACTACTGCTACTATCAACAGCAGCAGTAATATAAGGGCGCAAATAGCGGCGCAAAGTACCCCGCAACCTGCCCCACAAAGTACCCCGCAACCTGCGGCCCAAACGCTTCCCCTGCTGACACAGGAGGAGGCCGACGCCCTGCAGCGGGAGATGGACGATGTGCTGGAGGCCGCGGCGGAGATCGGCATTCCGCAAAGCGCGGCGGACCTGAGCCAGGGTAACCGGCTGGTGGCGGACTACTCGGCGGCATGGGTGCGGGAGGCGATCCGGCGGGCGGGCACGGGCAGCGCGAGCACACGCTGCTGGCGGTACGTGGAGGCAATTCTGCGCAGGTGGCGTGAGCGCGGGGGCATGGATGAAGCGCATCAGGACATGCGGGCACCGGCGGGCGAAGAGGATTCAGCACGGCTGCGCGAGGATGCGCGCACGCTGGCGCGGCTGAGGGGTGAACTGCCCAGATGATCCCCCTGTACGACCACGAGAGCGAAAAGTGGCTGATCGGCGCGCTGCTGACGGACGCGGAGGTACAAAAGCAGCTGCCGACGCTGCCGGCAGAGCTCATGCACGACCCGCTGAACGAAAAGATTCTATCGTGCATGCGGCGGCTTCAGGAGCGGCGCGAGCCCATCGAGCCGCTGAGCGTGCAGGGCGCCCTGCGCGACGCAGGCGAGCCGGACATGGCGGAATACCTGATCGGGTGCATGCGCTTTGCGGTATCGGGGGCGAGCGCGGGGCACTACATCGCCCGGCTCCGGGGCCTTTTCCGGGCCCGGAGCGCCTATGCCATGGCCAGCGACTTTTGCCGGAGGCTGACCGAGGGCGAGGACGTGGACGCCTGCACCGACGCGCTGCGTACCGCTCTGCGCGGTCTGGACGCGCCATCCGAGCGCATCGTGCGCATGGACGAGCTGGCCAGCGGCGTATACGACGATGTGGAACGGCGGTCCCGCGGCGAAATGACAGGGATTCTGACCGGAATTCCGGATCTTGACCGGCTGATCTTCTGCTTGGAGCCGGGCGATCTGGCGGTGATCGGCGCGCGGCCCGCGGTGGGCAAATCGGCCTTCGGCATGCAGATCGCCCTCAACGCCGCCCGGCAGGGACGGCATGTGCTGGTGTGCAGCCGCGAAATGCGTCAGATGCAGTACGCGCACCGCATCGCCGCCCACCTTTCGGGCATCAACAGCGCCCGGCTGCGCCGCGGCGCGCTGTCGCAGGAGGAATGGGGCGAGCTGGCCGGGTGCTGCGGGGAGATGGGCCGCCTGCCGCTGGCGTTCACCTTTGACAGCGCCACGGTGGAGGAGCTGCGCGTGCAGGCCCAGCGGGAAAAGGAATTGGGAAACCTCGATCTGCTGGTGGTGGATTACCTGCAGATCCTGCGTACCAGCGCGCGCCTGCAAAAGCGTTACGAGGCCGTGGGCCATGTGAGCCGCGCCCTCAAGGACATCGCGCTGGATTTGCAGGTGCCGGTGGTGGCCATGGCGCAGGTGGGGCGGCAGACAGTAAGCGCCGGCGGTGAGCGTGCGCCGGTGATGCCGGACCTGAGCGACCTGCGCGAATCGGGCAACATCGAGCAGGACGCGGACATCGTGATCTTTCTGCATCACCCCACCAGCGGCAGCGACCGCAGCATTCCCTCGTATGACATCGACACGCGCGGGGCCATCGAGGCGCGGGAGGGATATCAGTACATCGTGGTGCGGGTGGCCAAGCAGCGCCAGGGCGAAAACGGGTCCTTCGGCGTGGAGTTCGATGCGCCGCACATGACCTACACTTGCATTGCGAGGTGAGCAAGATGAACGGGACGATTAAACCAATTACCGTTTCTGGATTTGGTGGTTTGATGTTTTTCAAGTGCAAAGAGTGTGGATGTGTTGTGAGCTTCGACAATCATCGTTGCAACCAAAGCAAACAAGAAGCAATAAAACAGTTTAACACCCGCGCGCCGATCCTGACGCCGGAGGAATTGGAGGGGTTGAAGTGATCGTTGCAAAGACCAAAATGAGGAAAATTCCATCGACCTGCAAGGTGTGCAAACTGAGCAAGCATGATTCTTGGGGTGGAGACAGGATATGCTGCGTTGTTGGGATTGAGTGCCCAATAGAATTTTATAACGGGAACTGGAAATATGGCAAACCGGGGTGGTGTCCGCTGATGGAGATTAAGGATAAGAGGAACCAGGGCGATACGGAGAAAGGGGAGGGGTTGAAGTGAAAAAATACTTGACGAAAGAAGAGGCAATATCGGTTTTGCCGCAAGGAGACAGCATCCATACGTTTTATAACCAAGGATTTGGACTAGTAGGCGCTGACTGGAGCAGAGAAGATATTATAGACAAAATCCAGAAAAGCGACATTATTGAATTAACTGGACCGCAAGCACGAGGAATGAGTCATGGGATATGCGCTTATGACAAAGACACAAAATATCAAAGCGATATTCTGTTCATTGAAACTGATGAAAGTAAATTAAGCCTTTTTGATAAAGGAGAAGCCCACCATGACGAATGAAGAAGCGTTGGATTTGCTGGAACACGGGGATTGGTTTCAATCTGTTTATAACAGCTTGCCGGAAAGTACTGCAAACAAAGTGGCAGAAGCAATAGAAGCGGTAGCAAAAGCAGTACACTCCGCTACTACCAGTGAGCCGCTGACGCTGGAGCAGTTGAGGGAGATGGTAGACGAGCCTGTATATTTGTACATCTACGATACGGCGCTTGACAGTGGGTGGCACATCATCAAAACTGTCACAGAGGACAAAATTATATTCCGAGGATGGAACACGGTATACGTGCCTATTTCTTCTATTGGTAAATGCTTCGATTTTTATGCCTACCCTCCCGCCCACATCGCCCGCGAGAAGTGGGAACCGTGCGAATGGTGCGGAAGTTTCGGAAAAGCATCTGATAACTGGGTGTGTACACTTGAAGATGATGATGGACACACGGTGACTAACAATCACATTGTGGTATGTGCGACCGCAAACTATTGCCCTAGCTGTGGCCGTCCGCTCACAGAGCAAGCCTGGGCGGAGCTGGTGAAGAGGTTGAGGAGGTGAGGGCGTGCGTTGTTGTGATTGCGAATTTAGATATAAATGTGATGATACACAGAATGTATTAACCGCATTTGTAAAATGTTCTAGGAGAGAAGAATTTATGAATAGCGAAAACAGAAAAAAACCAGCCACCAACGCAGACCGCATCCGGTCCATGAGCGACGAAGAGCTGGCAGAATGGCTTGCTTATCCTGTGTGCGCGTATGCTGGATGCGAAAAAAATTGTCCGGCGATCCAGGGGAACGAAGGAATGAATTGCAATGCGAATGTTCTGGAATGGCTGCAACAGCCAGCGAAGGAGGAATGAGCATGGAGCGGTTGACGAGGAAAAAGCTGGGATCGTCTTACCCGTTGAAGAATAATGCATCAGCAAAAGTTGGTTTGTTCACTGACTACGATGGATTTTTCGCATTCTTTGAAGCCGTGAACAGGCTGGGAGAAATAGAGGACATCCTTGGCGACGACTACGATCTTTCCCGCCTCCGCGATCTTGTGCAGGCCGACAGGGACGGGCGGTGCGTGGTGCTGCCTGTAAAAATTGGAGATAGTATATATTTTACTTTTTTAGGAAAAATTATTGAGAAACAAGTTTTTAGTGTCGTGACATTTTGCAATTCCCAAAGAATTTATTGCAATGGAACAAGTGAATTTTTCCGTCCGGATGACGTTGAAAAAACCGTATTCTTAACACGCGAATCCGCCGAGAAAGCGCTGAAAGGAGAATGCAACAATGAAGAAGTATACAAGAGCAACTCTTGAAAAAGCAGGATACGAAATCAAAAACGCAAAAATAACTTCGGTATCTCTGAATATGGAAAATCACGGCTGCTTAACGCTTGATATCGTCCTGGAAGGAAACGGATGGGGAGTTTGCGTTGGTGGGTATTGTTTGGGGAAGGGATATGTTGGCGCAGACGAAGATTTTTTCAAAGGGTCAGATAGCGGCATGGAAGCTATTATGCGAATAATGGACGTTGTTGGCGTTTCAGATTTACAAAAAATGAAAGGGGAATATGTTAGAGTTGCAACGGCTGGATGGGGAAGCTGTGTAAAAATCATAGGTAACATTGTTGATGAAAAGTGGTTTGATTACGAATCGTTTTTTGATGATAAGAAAGGAGAAAAGCATGGCTGATTACATAGACAGAGAAAAGTTGCTCAAATCAATACCTAGTGTGAAAAATGATAAAACAATATCATTGTTTGGCGCTGTTGCAGACATGATTTGTATGGTTAATGCAGTGCCCAAAGAGGACGTTGCGCCGGTGGTACATGGGGAATGGCTGTGCGCCGAAACGGACGATGAGCAATTCTTTTTGTGCAGCGTTTGTAACGATAAAGAGTATTGGGAGAGCAATTACTGCCCCAATTGCGGCGCGAAAATGGACGTTGAACAGGAGGAATGACAGTGCGACCTATCCCCCCGTCCATTCCCCACACCATCAGCCGGTACGCCTATGCGGAGCTGCGTGCCTTCTGCCGGCAATACGGGGAGAAAAAATCCAGAGCTGCCGCACTGGCTGGCGTGTCCTCCCCGATACTGACGGGTATGCCGCACGGTTCTGATATTTCTGATCCCGTGACCCGAGCTGCGGAACGTCGCGAGAGGCTGCTTGCCGACTGTGCCATGATCGAGCGCGCAGCGGAACTTGCAGGAGGCGGCGGCTTCTATCACGCACTGATTCTCAACTGTTGCCACGGCATCGGGTATCTCTACATGGATCCCGCTATACTACCCACCGCAAACCGCAACGCCTTTTTCCGGGCGCGGCGGGAATTCTACTGGCTGTTGCATCAGTTCAGAAGCGGCGAAATTTGATACTTTTTTTCGATGGTTTTGTGCTAAAATGGCATCGTGAAAAACGGAACAGGCCGGTAGGGCGCAGTGCGAAGGCACCGCGCTCTTTCTTATACAAAAAATCACGGGAGGTGGTGAACATGGATGGGCGTTGACTGGACGAAGATCAGAAATGAGTATATCAACACCGACATCGGCATGCGCCCGCTGGCTGAGAAATACGGGGTGGGTGCAAACACGCTCAAATCGCGCGCAACCCGTGAGAAATGGGCAAAAGCACGCACAAAGCAGTGCGTCCAAACCGCGTACAAATGCGTACAGAAATCCGCCCAGGCCGTTGCCGCCGCCGAAGCCGACCGCCTGTCCGCCGCCGCCCGCATCCGCGCCAAGGCGACACAGTATCTGGATAAGCGCATGGACACCCTGCTGGAAAGCGGCCAAAAGGCCTATGAGGTAAAAGTGGTGATGGAAACCCTCAGACTGATTGCCGATATGGAAAAAAGCGACGCCTGCGCGGCGGAGGATGCTGCGGTGCAGATTGTGGAGGACCTGCAGTGAAGCAGATACGCATGAGTGAACTGCTTGCCCCGGTATTCGCGCCTGTGCACACCGACATCCGCAGGCACGGGCATGACGAGTACTGGCTATATGGCGGGCGCGGAAGCGGAAAGAGCAGCTTTGTGAGCATCGAGATTGTGCTGGGCATGATGAAAGACCCGCAGGCCAACGCGCTGGTGGTGCGCAGGGTTGCCAAGACGCTGCGGCAGAGCGTGTACGAGCAGCTGTGCTGGGCGATAGACCGTCTGGGGGTGGATCACCTGTGGGCGCGGCGCTTGAGCCCGATGGAACTGAGCTACAGGCCCACAGGGCAGCGGATTCTGTTCATTGGCGCGGACGATCCGCAAAAGAGCAAGGGCATCAAGGTATCACGCGGCAACTTCAAATTTTTGTGGTTTGAGGAACTGGCGGAGTTTGACGGCATGGGCGCGGTGAACACCATCACGGCCAGCGCCGTGCGCGGGGACGCAGCCGTGACCTTTTACACTTATAACCCGCCGGAGAGCATCGCCAACTGGGTCAACGAAGAGGCGCTGTGCATCCACGAGGGGAGGCTTTCGCACAAAAGCAGCTATCTGGACATTCCGCCCAAGTGGCTTGGCGCGAGCTTTCTGTCGAAAGCGGATATCATGCGCAGGACCAACGAGCGGGCCTATCGCCACATGTACCTGGGGGAAGTGACGGGCACGGGCGGGCAGGTGTTTGAAAATGTGGAGCTGCGGCCCATCCCGGAGGGGGAAATCAGCCGCATGGGCGCGTTTTACGACGGACTGGACTTTGGCTATTACCCCGACCCCACCCACTGGGTACGCGTGAGCTATGACCCATCCCGTCTGACGATATATGTGGTGGACGAGCTGCGCAGGTACCGCACCACAGACCGGGAATTTGCCCGTCTGCTGATGGAGCGCAGGGACGTGACCGCGTCCACGGAGATCATTTGCGACAGCGCGAGCGAAAAGCCGCTGGCGGAGCTGCGAAGCGAGGGACTGCGCTCTGTCGTGGGCGCAATGAAAGGGCGCGGAAGCATCGAAACGGGCATCCGTTGGCTCAGGATGCGGGCGCGCATCGTGATCGACCCGACGCGCACGCCGGAGACGGCGAAAGAATTCGCGCAGTACGAATTCGTGAAGCTGAAAAACGGGTCGTTCACGGAGAGCTACCCCGACCGCGACAACCACGCCATTGACGCGGTGCGCTATGCGCTCAACCGCGTATGGCTGAGAAAGGACAGATGACATGCTTGCAAGACTGATCGAATGGGTGCAGCGGCTGTTTGGCTTAAGAGCGCGCAAGGCAGCCGAGCCGGTGGACACGTTTGTGCAGCGGTATGAGGACGCGACGGGCGAAAACATCACGGCGGTGATCGCCGGGCGGCTGTCTGCCCTGACCCTTGGCGAAAGCACACTGGCCGTGGAAGGCAACGGTCAGCGCGCGGAGCTGCTGACCGGCGTTGCAAACACCCTCTGGCGGAAGATGCCGGGCATCGTGGCGCAGGCCTGGGGCAAGGGCGGCAAGGTGCTTGTGCCGATGGTGACAAGCGGGGAAATCGTGGTCACTGCGGTGGATCAGTCCCGCGTGGCAGTGAGCGCGCGGCAGGGAGAGCGCATCACGGCCGCCACGGTGTTGGCAGATCAGGCGCAGGTGAACAGCCGCCGCTACTACCGCCTGATGGACTACCGGCTGGACGGAGACTTGCAGGTCATCCGGCAGCGGGTGGTGAGTGAATCGGGAATGCCGGTATCTCTGGACACGGTTTCGCAGTGGGCAGGCATTGACGAGGAGGTCAGCATTGTCGGAACGGACCGTCTGCTCATGGCGTGGATCAGGTGCCCGCGCGACAACCGCGCGCAGGAAAGCGATTACGGCGTGCCCGTCACCTGGGGCGCGGAAACGGAGATAGCGGAGCTGTGCGAGCATCTGAAATGGTACCGCCGCGAGTTCAAACTGGCCCGTCCCATGCTGGGACTGGACGCGACGCTGTGGCGCAATCTCGACGACCTGTCCATACAGGACGTGCGCCGCACCGTGCAGGACGACGAAACGCCCTTTGTGCCCGTGAGCTATGGAGCCATCGGCGAGGGGCAGCAGTGGCAGCACTTCGCCCCTGCCATCCGCCAAAGCGAGTTTGAAGGGCGGCTGCAAAGCCTGTACCGCCGCGTGGAGAAGGCATGCGGACTGTCGCAGGGGATTCTGACCGAGCGCCAGCAGATGAATTACGCCAACCGCGACGAGGTGCGCGCCGCGATGTACGACACCTACAGTCTTGTCAGCCTGATGCGGCGGGAGATCGAAAGCGCTGTGCGCGACGTGCTCTACGCCGCCGACGTGCTGGCCGAGCGCTTCGGGCTTACTCCTGCCGGCGCCCGTGGACAGTGGGAAGCGGCCTTTGACTGGGACATGAGCCTGCTGGAAAGCAGCCAGCAGACCTTTGCGCAGATGAGCGAACTGCAAAGCCGCGGGCTGATCACGGGCGAGCGGCTGACCCAGTGGGTGCTGGGCGGCACGATGGAGGACGCGCGCGCGGAGGTGGAGCAGGCAAAGGCGCAGCAGCCGGACCCGATGGCGTTCGGAGAAACCGTTTCGTAAGCGGGCAGTTGCCTGACATTTGGGTTCATGGTAAAATAAGCGGGCAACGGGCATGGCTCGTTGCCGCGGCAGAAGGTTCACACCACCAACCCGGGCGGGAAGGAGGTGAGGCCTATGCAACAGATGCTTTTTGATATACTGACCGCCATTGCGTCCGCCGCTGTCGCGACGCTGCTATGGTGGTACTTTACGACAAAAAGAAACGATCACGGCGGCAACCGTGATCGCTGATCTGTAAGGCAAAGGCAAGTGTCGATGAACCTCTGCCGCGTTAAGCATAGCATGAACAGATGGAAATGTCAACGGAATCGCACTCGCCTGCGGTTCTGTTTTTGTATGCGGAAAGGGGGGGACGTGTAAGCATTGGATGCGGCGGAACGTGCGGCTAAGATCTTCATACGCCGCTATGAGGCGCTGAACGAGGAATACCTTGAAATCATCGGCGAGCGCATCCGGGCCATCGGGCGCGTCTCCCCCACCGACCTATACCGGCTCGAGCGCCTGCGGGATATTGGCGCGGACATGGAAAAGCTAAAACGGAAGCTCGCGTCGGAAACCGGGAAAAGCCTGAAAGAGCTGGAAAAGCTGCTGCGTCAGGCGGCGGACGCGGCCATGAAGCCCTACGACGGGCTTATGAATGCAGAGCCTTACTTGCGCAACGAAATTGCCGAAGCCATGGCCGTCGCGCAGTACGTGGAAACAGCCCGCGCCATGGTGAACCTGAGCAACACCACGGTAAGCAGCGCGTCCTATCAGGGGCTTGTGGACCGTGCGGTGAGCGCCGTGCAGCTGGGCACGGAGAGCTACCAGAGCGCCATCCGAAGCGTGCTTCGCGGCGCGGCGTGGGACGGCCTGTGCGTGATAGACAACACGCGCAAGGTGCGGTATGCGAGCGGCCTGACCCGCAGGCTGGACACGGCGGCGCGCCAGAGCGTGCTGGACGGCTTCCGGGCGCTGATGCAGCGCACGCGCGACGAAGCTGGCAAGGCGTTTGGGGCCGACGGTGTGGAAATCAGCGCCCACATGCTGTGCGCGGAGGATCATCTGCCGTATCAGGGGCGGCAATTCAGCCTTGAAGAATTTGAACGGCTGAATCAGACCCTGCGGCGGCCCATTGCAAAAGGGATATGGAATTGCAGCCATGTGGCCGAGCCGATCGTGCTGGGCATCAGCGAACCGGCGTACACGGAGGAGGAGCTGGCCGAGTACCGCAAAAGCAGCGTGGAGCAGGTCACCATTGACGGAAAGACCCAAAGCCGATACCAGTGGACGCAGGAGCAGCGGCGGATTGAAACCGCCATCCGCAGGGAAAAGGACGTTGCCATTGCCGCCAAGGCCGCCGGGGACGACGTGCTGCGCAGGCAGTGCCAGCAGCGCATCAATGACCTGCGGAAGCGGTACGACCGCATCAGCAAGGGCGCTGGGCTGGAAGTGCGGACGGATAAGATGGCGGTGAGCGGATTCAGGGCGGTAAAGACGGTGGAGCAGCTTTCCGATGCTGAAAAGTACAAGAACGCCGTATTTGCGACCGAAAACCTTTATCAAAGACACGTAAGCAAGCACCTTGCGGAGTATGGGGGCATCAGCGAGGAAGAGTACATAAACCGTGCCCGGAAGCTGTTGCAATCCCCTGCTTCGGATGATATACTGAGCCTGAAACGATCGGACGGAAGCGTTTCAAAGTATCGGATTTCCACAAATGAGTTCGTCGTCGGCACGAAGGACGGGCATATCCGCACGGCTTTCAAGCCAAAAGACAAAATGGATTACTGGGGGGATGAAATTGAACGAAACCGATAAAATTAAGTGTCCATGCTGTGGGCAAACCATGGTAGCCGAATATGAGATTTGTGATGTGTGTTTCTGGGAAAACGATCCTGTTCAATCATGGAACCCTGACAGGGGAGGCGGGGCCAACATCATGAGCTTGAATGAGGCCCGTAAGGCATGGAAGGAAGGACGTAAAGTAGAATGAACCGCCTTTGGCATCTGCCGGGGCGGTTTTTGAATACGTTGGAAAGGCCGCGCACCCAAACACGGGGCGCGGCTTTTGCATACAAAAAATTGGGCCGGAACGCCGTAAAACTATCAAGCCGGGGCGGAAGGGCACCGCGTAAAAAAACCGTAAGGCGACAGGAGGATATTATGACCAGAGACGACGTAAGAAAGACCTTTCCCGAAGCGACTGACGAACAGGTGAAGGCGATCATGGACCTGCACGGCGCGGACATCGAGCGCACCAAGGGCGCTGTCGGGGCCGACGCTGCGAAGCTGACCGCCCTGCAAAACGAGCTGAACGAGGCAAAAACTACCATCGGCACGCTGGAAGCCGCAAAGGCCGACGCGGACAAGCTTCAGGCCGAGATCGACCGCTACAAGCAGGCGGAGGCGCAGCGGCAGGAAGCCGAGAAGGCCGCCCCGGCGCGCGCCGGG